TGATCCACTTGTTACATTTGGTGTAAAGCAAGTACCTGAACGTACAGATGTTCTTACAGGACAAGGACTAGCATGGCCTGTGTTTAAAGAACTTGCACGTAAACTTGTTGACCGTAGTCTTACTGGACATGCGGCACGTGATGCAATTATTTTGTGTAAAGATACAGCAACTACAGAACAGTGGAACGGTTGGTATCGTAGAATCCTTATCAAAGACTTACGTTGTGGCGTTAGTGAAAAAACTGTAAACAAAGTTGCAAAGAAATTTAATGCTAAAGGCGAAACAAAATATACAGTACCTGTGTTTACATGTTCGCTTGCACATGACTCAGCTAACCACGAAAAGAAGATGGTAGGCAACAAGCAAATTGAAGTTAAACTAGATGGTGTAAGAGTCCTTGCAGTATGTAAAGGTGGTAAGGTAGAATTGTTTAGTCGTAATGGTAAGCAGTTTCATAACTTCCCACACATTATCGAAGAGATTGAATCAGTATTAGCAGTTAAGCCTGCTCCATATGATTGTGTGCTTGACGGTGAAGTAATGAGCAAAGACTTTCAAGACCTTATGAAGCAAGTACATCGTAAAGATGGTAAAGCCGCAACTGACAGTGTATTACACTTGTTTGATTTTATTCCACTATCAGACTTTTTAAAAGGTGGATGGGACAAGCCACAGACATATAGAAGTAACCTTGTTAAGTATTGGGTGTTAGAAAATATAGACGTCTTAAAGCACGTTGTAGCATGCGAATGGGAAGAAGTAGACCTAAGTACTACTGAAGGTAACAAACGCTTTGTAGAGCTTAATAAGACGGCTGTAGACGGTGGTTACGAAGGGGTTATGATCAAAGATGTTGATGCACCCTATGAATGTAAAAGAACACATAGTTGGTTAAAGGCAAAACCGTTTATTGAAATTACTCTTAATGTCGTTGACGTCGAGCCAGGCACTGGACGTAACGAAGGAAGACTAGGTGCCATAATAGTAGAAGGAGAAGACGATGGATACAATTATCGCCTTAACTGTGGGAGCGGCTTCACTGATGCTCAACGTGATGAGTACTGGGCTGAACGTGATAGTCTCATTGGTCAGTTAGTTGAGATAAGAGCAGATGCTCGTACAAAGTCGCAAGACAGCGACACATATAGTTTGAGATTTCCACGTTTCAAAACGTTTCGTGGATTTGAAGTAGGCGAAAAAGTATAATGTATAAAGTAACCGCCTACTTTAAAGATCATAAGGTCGTTCAAAAATTCTATGACCTATATGACGCAATAGATTTTAGAGATAGTGCAGATGCAAACTATCCTAAAGAAGTAAAATTTGAAAAGGTAAGAGACATGAGAGAATGGGTATTTAATTGTTGGAATGTAGTAATGGATGACAAAAGGAATCCTTTAAGTTCTATTCCCGATTTTAGTACAAGGCACATGATCATGCAGGTACTAGCATGGATGTGGTGTACAGTATTTGGTATTATTGTAGGCAGTATGTATATGGGGGTGTTTAGTATGGTCCTTCATACTTTACTACTAGGCGCTATTGCAGTAACAGTAGCAACATTTGAAACTGCAAAACGTAAGCCGGGAGCATTTAATTTTATGAACGGATATCGTTCACATGGTAGAGCAAGAACCTATACTATCTGGAGAGATGCAAAAGGTAATGCAAAGAAAGTTCCGTTGGATCCAGGTGACCCAGGCGGCGAACACGAATAAAAAATAGTTGACAAATTTATAAGTAGACTATATACTGTACAAAACAGCAGGAGATTTATGTGGCTATTCCAAAGAAGACTAAAAAGAAAGTTGTACGAGGCGCACCTCGTATCAAACGTGGTAACAAACTTACAGAACCTAGCTGGGAAGGCTGGGAAGAATGGAGCGGAGAACAGTTCCATCGTGCGGCACAACATGCCCGAGCTTGGTACTATGAAAATTTCAAACCAGTAGATCTTTATCCTGCCGTTTGGCAATGGATGGGTCTTAACGGCTATACTAAAGAGCAGATTAAACAAGCCAAAGCCGCTCCTAGTTATGAACTAAGCATTACAGGAAGTATTACTGCAAAGCTCTTAATGAATGGCATGCCTGACTACAACGAGAAGCATGACAAGTATTGGGAGAGTCTGCCAGGTACAATGGGTAATACTGCTCCTGCATCAAAGTTTCTAAAGGAACGGATCGAACGTGCTATTGCTACAGGATCTGTTGTTGTAGAACAAAAGCAAGAAGTTGAAAAAGAAAAGTCAAAAGTATATACGCCTACTATACAAGAACGTATACGAGACCAAGCGTATATTCAGAGCGAAGCAATTGATGATTGGTTAGAAGGCTGGATAACAGACCCAAAGTCATTCGACCCGAAAGGGTTCGACTTTAAAAAACACTTCAGTGAAATGAGTGTGACACAAGCACATGCTCGTAAACTGAAAACGTTTTATGTAGATGCCCTAGTAGATTTTGATGAGCTAGAACGATTCCCTACAGCAGGACAACTTAAAAAGATGAGTGAACTTGAAGCTGATCTTTGGTTACAATTAAAAGAAGGTCTTGGACATATTAAAAAGCCTGACATAAAAAATTACAGGATTGCAATTGGCGAACTTATTGCCGCTCTTGACTTTGTAATTGACAGTGCTAAAGCAACACGTAAGCCACGCAAGCCAAAGGTGTACAGTGCAGATAAACTAGTTGCAAAATTAAAGTATGCTAAAGTAGATCCTAAATATAAATTAGCAAGTGTAAATCCTGCAGATATTGTTGGTGCAAATGAGCTATGGGTATTCAATACTAAAACACGTAAACTAGGAAAGTATGTGGCTAAAAATATTGATCCTAAAGGAATGCGTAGAGAAGGCAGTGGATTAAGTGTAAAAGGCACTACTATATTAGGTTTTGACGAAGCATCAAGTATACAAAAAACTTTACGTAAACCAGATGTACAATTAAAAGAATTTAAAGATGCTGGCAAAGTAAAATTGCGTAAGTTTTTAGATGAAATACCTACTACTGATACAAAGCTAAATGGTCGGTGCAATCCTGAAACTGTGCTTCTGAAGATAAACTGATAAATATTAGTATGGAACAACTTGACAAAGATATACTTACAGTACAAAATGGCCTTAAAGCCGCAGCAGATGCAATAAGCAGTATTGCTAAAGCACCTGCTATAGTTCCTGAAGCTGCAGATCGTAGCATTTCAGGCAATAAAATCAACGGTGGAAAAATAACTAATTTTTCTAGCAACGGCATAATTGATAGGTCAACAGAGCAAAATGTTCATATTACAGATGAAGGCATATCAGTTCCATCTTTAACTACCCCAGTAATTAATTCAGCAGTCACAGTCAAAGGCGAACTTACTGTACAAGGTCAAATCACAGCAAACAGATTGCATGTAGATGAGATTAGTGCAGACATAAGAAACGAAAGAACTAGTCCTTTAGAGTTTAAAGGACCCGCACTAGCAGGCAAAGGATTAATTTGGACTGGCAAGGGTAATACTAAACAGTTTACTTTCCAAGAAAATGAAGACAGAATTTTCAGTAGTGAAAATTTAGATTTATTTAATGGCAAGCAGTATATGGTTGACAACAATCCTGTGCTGAGTTTAGATACACTTGGTGCTACTGTGCATACAAGTAGTTTAAGAAAAGTCGGTACTTTACAAAATTTACAAACAACCGGGCATTTAAATGTAGACAATTTTATATTTTGGGACAGTGACAGTATGCGCTTAGGCATTGGTACTGAAAGTCCAAATGGTATGGTAAGTGTGAAAAATCTAGAACATGAATTTGTTATTGATTACACTGAAGACTTACAATATAAAGTTGGTACATGGACATCAACAGGTTTAAAAATTGTTACTGATGACGTAGACAGAATTACTGTAAACGCAACAGGACAGATTACATTGCATGACCGAGTAAACATAAACGGTCGATTAGGCATAGGAGTTAATAACTTCAATGATGTTGATATCAGTACAGCAGGCCCCGTTAAGTTTCAAAATAAAAAGTTTGAAGTATCGAATAGTCCCCCTACATCAGGATCTTATAACCAAGGTGATATTGTTTGGAACGATACACCAGCACCGACATCACATGTTGGCTGGGTATGCACTAGAACAGGTTCGCCAGGTGAGTGGAAACCATTCGGTCAAATAGGATCGTAAACACAAATGAATAAGAAGAAACAGCATAGAGCATGGCTCTTGGCCGCTCGCATTGGTCCATTAGTAGCCATGATGGCAATGTTATTTTGCCTAATATTAGAATTAGACACTTTATTAGAATATATACTATATGGTATTGCAATACTATTTGCTATAATTGCATTCAGTTGGTGGTTCTGGATTATGGATATTGCAAAAGGAATGATGCAATTACTAGAATCAGCAGCAGCTAGGTTTGAAGAAATACGAGAACAAATACGACAAATTAAAAAAGATATAGATGATGGGAAAGATGACAGAAGATGATAGTCATAGGAAATGGCGAAAGTCGTTTACCTATAGACCTTTCGCTACAAACAGGAATAAAGATTGGTTGCAATGCAATCATTAGGGATTTTTTTGTAGACCATTTAGTCTGTGTAGACAGACGTATGGTGCAGGAAGCTCTGTCTCTCAAAACAAAATCTGTTATATATACAAGACGTGAATGGATAAGTTCATTTGATTTTCCTGTAATGCCATTACCTACAATACCTTACAAAGGCGACAAAAGACCAGACGAACCCATGCAATGGGGTAGTGGGCCGTATGCAGTTTTACTTGGAGCTCTTTTATCTAAGCAAGTAAAAATGCTAGGATTTGATTTATACAGCGAAACAAAAGCAGTTAATAACATTTATAAAGATTCAGATAATTATGATGCTGGAACTAAACGTCCTGTAGACCCTAGATATTGGATTTACCAAATAGGGAAAGTTTTTGAAATTTTCCCACAAACCCAGTTTAAAGTGTACAATAAATTAGGCTGGATTTTGCCAAAAGAATGGCAACTACCTAATGTTTCACTTGACAATGTCAATGCTTTCTAGTATAATAAGTACATGACACACAGAGGACTTTTATACGTCGACCCTCTTAAAATACTCCGCCGTTCATATAGAGGAGAATATAATGGCTTATTATAGCACAAAAACATACGGACACAACATCGGACTTTCAGCGGTGTTCCGTCAACCAAATGCAGATCACTCACATTGTCATCTGCTACATGGATACAGTTTGCAATTTAAATTTACATTTGGATGTGCAAAACTAGATAACAAAAATTGGGCTGTCGACTTTGGTGGCTTGAAACAAGTTAAAGCATGGCTTGAAGATTCCTTTGATCATAAACTTTGTATAGACAAAGATGACCCAATGAAAGATGATTTGTTATTACTAGAATCAAAAGGACTTGCAGAGATTAGACAGTTTGATGGTGTTGGTGCAGAGAAGTTTGCAGAACACGCATTTAACTTTGCAGACGAATTAATTAGAAAAGCAACTGACGATCGTTGTTGGGTTGAATCTGTCGAGTGTGCTGAGCATGGAGCAAATAGTGCAATCTATACTCCATTCGAATCACAGAAGATTAGATTTGATGGCTAAGATTGATAAAAGCCAGTATACAAAAGAACAATGGCAAGTTATAAAAGCACAACGCAAGGCGGACAAAGAACTTAACCGCCTTCGAAAAAATCATAACATTGACGACAGCAATACAGATCAAAAATATATACTTTGTTTAAAACATGGACAAAAATATTCTAGCGATTATGTAAACAAATTGTACAACATGTGCAAACGCAACTGTACAAATTTTAAGTTTGCATGTTTAACAGATGATCCAACAGGTATTGATCCTGATGTAATAATTTTAGACTTGCCAAAAAATCTTGCAGGATGGTGGTGCAAACCTTACATCTATTCGCGAGACCTACCTATTAAAGGTGTAATATTATATATGGACTTAGATGTTGTTATTGCATCTAACATAGATCATTTGTTCGAATACTTTCCAGATGACTGGTGTGTTATAAGAGATTTTACAAGAGTTATGCGTCCTAAGTGGGAAAAGTATAATTCAAGTGTAGTAAGATTTAAAACAGGCCAATTACATTTTGTTTGGGAAAGATTTGCTAGACAACAGCAAGTAATTCAAAAAAGACATTTTGGAGATCAAGACTGGCTGTGGGAAGCCGCTAGAGGAACTGCTAAACTATTTCCAGACAATTGGATTAAGAGTTGGAAATGGGAAATAAGAAGAAGTAAAGAGTGGGCACCTGGTGGAACTAAAGGTACTCGTAAATTTAAATATGTTGAAAACATTACACCCCCAGATCAATGCTGTATTGCAGTATTTCATGGAGATCCTAATCCGCACAGATGTGAAGATCCATGGGTGGTTGACAACTGGAAATAAAGATTGTATAATAAAACTATGACAACAACGCAACGTATAGGTTTTGCATGTAAGTACATGCACCCAGATCAAACGCAGAAGAAGAAACTGCTAGAAGAAATTCAACGGCCGCTAAATACTCGTAGCACAACAGTACAGTGGCTCAATAGACAAACTGTAGATGTTGCTGAAGAACGCTTATGGGAACTTATGGTTCACAACATTGCGTCCTACAAGAGGTTGATTGAATATGTGGGAAGCCTTCCTCCAGAGCTTAGAATGGTCCGATTGGGTAGCGATGTACTTCCTGTTTATACCGAGCCTACTTGGTGTTATTATTGGCGCAAGCCTGATGTTATTGCGTACTGTGAAAAAGCCTTTGCAGAAGTCGGCGAAACGGCAAGAGCCCTCGATGTCCGACTATCGATGCACCCAGGCCAATTTACTGTACTTGCGAGCGACAACCCCGAGATTGTCGAAAGATCAATAGAGGAGTTTGAATACCATGTTAATTGCATCAGATGGATGGGCTATGGCCAATCGTTCCAAGACTTTAAATGCAACGTCCATATATCCGGTAGGCAAGGTCCAGCCGGTATCAAACACGCAGTTAACAACAGACTTTCTCCAGAAGCGAGAAATACGATTACGATCGAAAACGACGAGAACAAGTGGGGACTCGACGCAAGCCTTGAGCTTGTCGACACCTGCGCATTGGTACTCGACATACACCATCACTGGTGCCGTGAAGGTGAATATATACGTCCCACCGACGATAGATTTGCTCGCGTGATAGATAGCTGGCGTGGTGTGCGTCCTGCGATACATTATTCATACAGCCGCAACGAACACTTACCCGAAGGCTACAATCATATAGGTATGCCTGATATGCCTACATTACTAGAGTCAGGCTACAAAAAAGCAAAACTTAGAGCACACAGTGACTACTATCCAAACAATGCTGTCAATGACTGGGCATTGTCGTTTTTGCCATATGCAGATATTATGTGCGAATCCAAATGTAAGAACTTGGCAAGTATCGCTCTATATAAATACAATACGGAGAAACACTATGAGTTATCTAAACAAAATGTACGGCAGGAACAAAGCCAACCCGACCCAATCATCATCTGATAAAAACCCTAATAGAGTTACAGGTGGACTAAAAGGACAAGGTGTTGACCATGTTGTAATGGTAAGTGAAGATGGTGCTGAAAACCAGATTCCTACACAACGCTATGTACAAAGTTTAGAGGATCAAATTCGTAAACAACGTGCGGCTATTAATGTACTAGAACGCAAAATATCTAGAGTTGAAACATCAATAGCAACACAAATGAGGAGTAGAAATGATTAGAAAATGGATTAACAATAGACTTGAAGAACGTACATCTTGGGATGGAGCAGTTCTTATTGCAGTTGGTGTAATCGTGCTTATAGCAGGACCATTTGCTAAACTTGCAGCCTATGCGGCTATTGCATATGGTGCTTGGACTATTTGGAAAAAAGACTAAAGTTTTCCTATAGGCAAATTACTACTAGCACTTAAATTCCAAACTTGTTTACGCTCAATACCTTTACGTTGAGCAAACTTCTTACTATCGCAGTTTTTACATACGTGAAAGTAATTATTACTTAACCTATTAGGATCCATGCTTCCGCGAGGTCTTGTAAACTCTGTATCACAATTATCACACCTTAACACACATATAGTCTGTTCACGCTTGTAGGCGTGTTCCTTGCCGGTTTTGCTTTTACGAACATGCCGGGTTTGCTTTTTAAATTCTTCTATGAACATAACTATATTTAACATTAAGATTATAAAACACAACGATAAATAACAGTAATAAGGAGTTCCTATGGACATATGTACGCTTACAGACGCCGCAAAACAGCAAATAGACACCATTTGTGATGAGAATAATGTTTATGCAGTTACGCTGAATATGAAAGGCGGTGGGTGTGCAGGATTCGAATATCAATGGGGAACATACGCTACTGCCGAAGAATTAGCAGATGACGATCAAATCATCTATGCTACAAAAGACGCTACATTTATTGTAGGTGCAGCAAGCATGATGTTCTTGTTTGGAACTACAATAGATTACAAAAAAGATATAATGGGGTCGATGTTTGACATAAGCAACCCTAATGCACAAAGTTCTTGCGGATGCGGAGTTAGTGTAAATTTTGATATGGACAAATTGTCAGAACCAGTAATATAACGGAGTAATAAATGGCTAAGCAAGATATTAATATTGGTGTAGAGGGTAACGACGGTACCGGCGATAGTATTCGCGAGTCGTTTAAGAAAACCAATGAAAACTTTACAGAACTGTATGCAGTATTTGGACTAGGTGGTTCGATAACATTTAAAAGTTTATCAGACACACCAGAAACACTTACTCCAGGAACTATATTAGGTTCCGATGCTACTGGAACAAATGTACTTAATTTAGAACTTGCTTCTAATAGTGCTTTAGGATCAGGTCCTGAGTTTGAAGATACAATTGGTTTTGATACTACTAGTGTTCCTGGTAAAGTTATTTTCAAAGTAAACAAAACACAAATATTATTAGATACAAATCCAAAACTTGGTGGACACTTAGATGCCGCAGGTAGAGCAATTGGTGGTGTTGGAATAAGTCAATCAAAAGCAGATGCACTTAGTGACCAACAAGGACTTATAGGTAATGATAGATATAACGTTGACGACCTTGTAATTACAAGAGGATATGCTGACCAAAGATATATTACATCTAGTCCTGAGCTTAGAGTTGCATCAGAGCCTGCAACAGTTACTCAATATACAAAAACAATAGAACAGTATGTTAACGGTAACGTGCAAATTACTTCACATGGATTTGACAGTGGTGACAACGGATTAGCATTTACATTTAACGCTGAAGATACAGATCCAACTAACCTAGTTAGTGGTACTACATATTATATTAGATATGCAACTGATGATCAATTAAGTTTGTTCACAGAAGCAAACAAAGCATATGCAACTGATGAAGACGACTCTGTAGCACAAACAAACAAAGTTAATATTACTGGCGCTATTGCTGCTGATGACACACATACTATTGTAGACTCGTTTTACGATCCGTTACTTGCAGGCAATTTTTTAAGTAATGTTGCACTGCCAAGAGACAGTATCGTTAGACGTCAAGGTGACACAATGGAAGGTGCTCTTTATCTAAATGACCATCCAGGAGACCTTGCAGGAGATGGTACTCCAAATGGAGAAGAAGATTTACAAGCGGCAACAAAATATTATGTTGACAATACATCATACAGCTCACCAGAAGTATTATTTGTTAGTACAAAAGGCGATGACAGAATGTTTGGCGTACCTTCAGGCAAAGAAGGAACAAGTTACACATATGCATATAAAACAATTAATGCCGCGGCGGCAAGAGCAGAAGAACAAATAAAAACCGCAGCTTTTGAATTAGGTCCATACAGACAAACAATGACCTACAACGGTGGTGCAAACAATGCAGAAACATTTACAGTAGGTGTAGAAAGTCCGGCGGCTGCAAACGTAAGAGCTTCACAAATTATTACTGCAAACAAAGATTATATTATTAAAGAAGCAACAGGCTTTATTGATTTTACATATCCTGATTTTGCATATAATGTTGACCGTTGCGAACTTGACTTACAATTAGTATTACAGGCTGTAGCATTAGATATACAACGTGGCGACACTGCAAACTATCTAACAAGACTTGCAGCTGAAAGATATTTTAGTTCTTCAAGTGGACGTAAAGCAATTACTACACAAAAAACACAAACTTTAGCACTATACAATTTTGTAAAAGACTTAACTGATAGCCAATTAGAACAAGTTTATTATCAACAAAAACAAATTAGTTCTATTACTAAAGTTGCAGGCGGTACTCCAGTTTCAAAAATTACACTTGCATCTACACACGGACTAGTAGATGGTAATAGAATACAATTCCATTTAAACACAGATCCTTCAGCATCTCCAGGCATGACACAAATACAAGATGTAATTGTTTATGTAAAAGCAACAGGACTTGCTACAAACGAATTAGAACTGTATACAGACAAAGCATTAACAACACCATATGACAACAGTTCATTTACAAATTTTGTTGATGAATCAGGTGCTGGTTATCCAAGTTATATTGCAGTAAGATATCAAGACAAAGAAGAACAAGTAATTGATGGTGCGGCAGCAGGATTAACACAGCAATCATCTGTTGAAAACTTGTTTACATTGTTAACAACAATTATTACAAGCGGTATTGAAGCAGGCACAGGAATTGTGTATGGTAAGAGATATCAATTAGTAGTTGACGCTGGCGCAACGTCTGGATCACCTGCATCCTATCTAGATCAAACAAATCCTACAAACTTAGATGTTATACCGGGTAAAGTTGTACGTGGTAAGATATCTGGTGCGATAGGGCAAATTATTGAAGTAACAAATAATGCTCCAGTTTCAGGAAGAGTTACAATTACACTTAACTTGCTTGAGCCATTTGACTTTGTTGCAGGTGAAGAATTAATTTACGCTAACATTGTTAAAAAGAAACAAGTTACTATTATGGTAGAGTCTGGTATTTACGAAGAAGACTTTCCAATTAGACTTTCAAGAAACTGTTCATTAAAAGGTGACGAATTTAGACGTGTTATAATACGTCCAAAAGATCGTATATCACAATCTAAATATGCAGACACTTATTTCTTTAGAGATGCAACATTTGACGGACATACACTTGCATCTACAGGTACTCCATTTACAAACCAAATAGGTGTAACACAAGGATACTTTGGTTATCATTATCTGTTAGACAATACTGAGGTTAGTAATACAGGAACAAAACCTGACAATCCAGGAACGTACGGTACAAAAGCAGCAAACATTTTAAAACTAAACAAAAAATGGATTGTTCAAGAAGTTATAGAATTTATTACAGCAACATATCCTTCACTTAGTTACAATCAATCTAAGTGTGAAAGAGATACAGGATTAATTGTTGATGCACTTGTAAAAGATTTAACTAAAGGCGGAAGTGAAAATACATTAGAAGCACAAGGTGAATACTATGCAGGCGCAGTATCAGGACAAGAAACAGAAACAGCAGCCGCGATAGGATATATTTCTACACTTGCACAAGCACTAATACGTGCAAACGTAAGTGGACTGACTATCAGAGGCACAGCGTTAACACAGGACCTTACACTAGGTGCTGATGCTGATGCTGAAACAGCTGGCGACAAAGTTGGTACAGCAATAATTGCAAACGCACTTGTAAACCTAGTAGTGTTTGCATTCAATGCTAGTTACAATCCACCATTACGCAACGACCAAATGGATATGTTCCTAATGGACGATGCTACTATTATTAGAAACGTAACATGTCAAGGACACGGCGGATTTATGTGTGTACTTGATCCTGCGGGACAAATTTTAACTAAGTCACCATATATTCAAACAGCATCAAGTTTTAGTAAAAGTGAAAACAAAAAAACATTTGCTGGAGGAATGTATGTAGATGCATTTGTTGGTAACTTGCCTTGTAGTGTTCCACTAACAATTGATCCAGGTGCTAACGCAAGTATACCAGGAAGTCAAAGTGGTAAAGTAAACGCATTTAGTATTTGGGTACAAAGTGCGGCTGGAGAAGGATTAAGATTAAGAGCTCCACAATTACCTGCACCATTCTATATTGACGGACAGCGTTACCAAGTTAATGCTATATCTGATTATGATAGTGCAAATGGTTGGGCAAGACTATACTTAGATTCAACATCAAATGGCGGCAATGGTTATAACTTTACAGGTAGTGATATTGCTAAAGACATCTTTATACAAACAGCTGGTAACAGATCAATACTTGCAAACGACTTTACACAGATAAATGATCTAGGTTATGGATTGGTTGCAAACAACTCTGCATTCTCAGAACAAGTATCAACATTTACATATTACAACCATGCGGCGATGTACAGTAATAACGGTTCTGAAATTAGAGCTCTTAACTGTTCAAACGGTTATGGTAACTTTGGTCTTGTAGCTGAAGGTGCTAACCCTAACGAAATTCCAGATCAGGTTACACTTGAACAAAACATGTCAATGCCGTTGAAAGCATTTACTACATCTACATTTACAAATGCTACAGAGCTTACTACATTAACAGCATATGATGCACAGTTTAAACCTAAAAACAATTCTGTAATTACAGTTGACCACGGCGGCGCCATTGGACAAAAGCGTTACAAAATATCTCGTGTTACAACACTTAGTGATACAGATACAGATGGAACGCCAGGTGAAGCAGGTACTGATGTAGTCAACACTGGTGTAGCAACATTAGATCCAGGTAGTGTTACAGTTTCAAACGTATCAGGTGTGGCTACAACAACTTACACCGGAGTTGCAACGCAAGGTGCAGCCAGTGGCGGTACAGGTTGTACACTAAACATTACTTTTACAAATGGTAATCCAAATGCAGCAACAGTTACACTTAACACAGTAGGTGAAGGTTATGCTACTACTGATACACTTACAGTATTAAATTCAAATATACCTGTAGCAACAAGTAACTTAACTGTAGATGTTGCAACAATATTTGGTACAACACCAGCTTCAACTAATGGTACAAACAGAGTTTATAGATTTGAAATTATCGAAGACAAAACTTTTGCAGATGATTTTCCTGCAGACATCGCAGACACAATTACGCACAACACTGTAATTGAGTACAGAGATAGTGCTAACTTTGTGTTTGACGGAGTTGCAGATACAAGCGGACTTGTAACAAGACCAAGTACTGCTATCAACTTTGATGAAAGCGATACAGAAACTTACAGAAGTATTTCTTTTAGTACTAAAGATACATTTAATCAAGATTTAGATAATGTCGATAATGATAGTATCCTAACAACGTTTGACACAGACTTTAATGATGTTGAAATGATTGTTAAAAAAGCAAACCTTACAGGTGGATACGGTTCGGCTTCTGGCGATACTAAAATTGCAATTACAAGAATTGAAAACACTAGACTAGCACAAAGACTATTTACAGATGGTACAATACAAACATTAAGAGCACCTGGTGATGCAGGATATGCTGGCGGTATGATATTTACATACAGTGGTAAAACGCATCGCATAACAAAGTATGGTGCAAATGATGCTGGACAAAAAGGCGAAGAAACAATTACTGGCATTGCAAAAACTGTTGTAGGTCTAGTTACAAAACTAACTGTAACAAGTGCAAGTCATGGACTAAGCAACGGTCAAGCAATTACAATCTTTAACAACAAAGGTATGACTGAGGTAAATGGCTTAACATTATACGCAGGTAATGTAGCAACTAATACATTTGACTTATACACAGATGCTGGACAAACAGCATTTTTAGATGGTGCTACTTTTACTGCACACAGCGGCTCAGATGGTTATTGGACATTAGATGATGCTGATAGACATTACATTGAGTTTACTGATGTTGCAAACAGTGATATTAATACTCCTGCAAGTAGTGCAGGTATAGCAACTGCATTGAGTGCCACTATAGACAAAAACTTGTTTGGTACACTGCCGGCAGGCGCAACTGCTGAAATTACTGTAGCAATTTCGTTGCTACGTGCAACTGGACATGACTTTACACAAATTGGTACAGGTGGATTTAATGACAGTAACTATCCTAAAGTATTGTTTGGTGATCCAGTAGGTGGAACAAATGCTAAGGCAGACTTCTATGTTGATTCAAACGATAGTTTAAAAGGACAAGTTTGGGAAAGACGTAAAGGTAGAGTATTCTTTATTAGTTCTGATAACGATGGATTCTTCCGTGTTGGTAAGTTCTTTAGTGTAGACCAATCAACAGGTGATATTAGTTTTGCAGGTGAAATTGGTATTTCAAACGCAAACAGTTTAGGATTTAAACGTGGTGTTACTATTAACGAATTTAGTTCAGATGATAGTTTTGCTGATCTTAGTGGACAAGCAGTTCCTACAGAAAAAGCAATTGATGCATACATTAGTAAAAGATTAGGTTATGGTAGAACAGGACCACAACTTACAGGTGGTTCAAGAATTGGACCAGGTGTACTTACACTAGATGGTATTCCTAATATGGAAGGTGATCTTAACTTAGGAGGCAACAAATTAGAAAATGTTGCAAATCCAACTTCAGGATCAGATGGTGCAAATAAAAATTATGTTGACGATAACGACAAAGCATTTGATGAACTTCCAAACTTAAGAAACGTTGATATTGATTCTACAGCGGGCGGCGACTTGTTTGTTGCAAGTGGTAAGAAAAAGATTATTGTTGACACAGCAAGCATAAGCAACGGACCTTTCAGCGTAGGTGACACAATTGAACAAGGTGGTACTAACGGTGTTATAGTTGACGTCAAAGCATATACTGATGAAATATATGGCAGTGTAAATGAAATTACATACACTCCTGGTTCAGGTACATTTACTACAGGTTCAGCTGTGTCAGTTGACGAAAGTGCTCCTGTAACATCAGCATCTACTGTATATGAAGCAGATGTAGATGAGTATATAAACGCACCATTGTTAAAAACAGGTAGTGCAGGCGATTCAACTTTTAGTGATTTAGATGTTACAATTACAAGAACAAATTCAACTAGAAATGTAAACATACAACTTACAGCAGACAGTATTAAAAATGCTGATGTTAACTCAAGTGCAGGTATTGCTCAAAGTAAAACATTGTTTAACAGAGCCTCAACAAAAGCAGACAGCAGTAGTTTGTTTGGTTTAGATAGTTCTGATCAAGGACAAGGTTATAGAGGACTTGCAGTATTTGAAGATGATAGTTTTGCTGAAGATATTACTGTAGTACTAAGCGGTGCAATAAGTGCGGCAGCAGGTGATAAACTTATACAAGATGGTGGACAAGAAGGTGTTGTTGTAAACACAGTCAGTGGTTCAGCAACTGTTGTAATTAGAACTTCAGTTACTTGGGTAGCTGATGGAACATCTGATATTAGTAAAGCAACACTTACAAGCGGAGTATATGGTACTCCAGCAAGTTTAAGTGTAACAGTTACATCAGGCGGTATTACACGTTCTGGTTATATTAGTTTAGCAGATAGAAGTTTACCTTATAGAGCTTTCCAAACATTAACAGGTGCAACAACAGGCGTTGGTGGTTCTGTAATAGGACGAGCATCTAACGGTAGCGGTGTAGCAGAAGAAGTAAGTTTTGCAACTGTTATTACACAAGGTTTAGGACTTGCAGACGGAGACTTTAATAGTACAATAGGTGATGTTGCAGATGACGGTAATGCTCTTACACAAACAGGAACTGGTGCATATGGTATCACAGATATTAGTACAGCATTTGCAAGTAACAGTATTGTAAAAAGAGATGCAAGTGGTAACATTGCAGGTACTGCTCTTATACTAGGTGGTGACATAACTTATGTTGTTGCTGACGTTGACGGTACATCTTTAAGATTAAAAACACCAGGTGGTGGAGTTATTGCAACTTCAACAGGTGCAACTAAACCTACACTTGAAACAGGTGGCGCAGTTAGAGTTGGTGACATTGGAGCATATTCAGAAAGTAGTTTCCATAGTGCAAGTACATTTGGTACAGTAGGTGGATCAGGTGGAACAGTTGAAACTAGTGCTATTGCGGCTCGTTGGACATACACTTCATTTATTGAAGCACCAGATGAGAAAAATGCAACTTCAACAGGTATTGGTATAGGTGCAGGCACAGGATTCAGTGCAGGCGGCGCAGATATTATTACACACGTTACTGGTGGACAAGTTAGAGCTACAACAAGTAACACAGGTGTTGCTACAGATTCATTAACAAGTCTAACAGCAGATACTAATTTAACACTTAGTGGTAATGGTACAGGCATAGTAACAATATCAGATAGTTTAGATGTTGACAGTATTGAGTCAAGAAGTACAGATACAGATTTAACAATTACAGCAAATGGTTCAGGTAAAGTTTATATTAACGATAACCTAACTGTTAGTGGTAATACAACATTAGGTGATGCAGATACCGACCAAGTAATATTTGGTGCAGATGTACATAGTAACATACTACCAGATGCAACAGGAAGCAATAGAAACTTAGGTGGTTCTGGAAAAATATGGAACACTGTATACGCTACAAATATTACATCAGGAAGTAACGCAACAGCAGGTACAATTACAGGCGATTGGACTTTAACATCAGGAAGTACTTTCCAAGCAACATACGCTGACTTGGCAGAATATTATGAAGGTGATAAAGAATATGAAGCAGGAACTGTATTGGTATTTGGTGGTGATAAAGAAGTAACAACAATTACTGAAAAAGGTTCACGCAGAGTTGCAGGAGTTGTTAGTACAAATCCAGCATACACAATGAATGCAGAATGTCCTGGTATTAAAATATGTGTTGCATTACAAGGTCGTGTTCCAGTTAAGGTACTTGGACAAGTACGCAAAGGTGACTTACTTGTGTCAAGTGCAATAGAAGGACATGCTATTGTAGATAATGATCCTAAAGTAGGAACAGTAATTGGTAAAGCAGTTGCAGACAAATTAGACGAAACACGTGGTATAGTTGAAGCAGTGGTAGGTAGAGTATAATGGCAAACAAACCAATAGTACAAGAGGATAAAGATAAGATTATCAAAATCTATACAAATCCTGCAAAACGCCCAGTAATAGTAATAGAACAGAGGAAACAAAATGGCTAATAGATTCCCATTAATAGTTGATACAAGTGACGAAAATAAAATAAAAGAATTACCTAGCGGTGATAGTTTAGACCTTACAGGCGGCGGTGTACAAAATGCTTCGGATATTGGCACTACAAATGTAACAGCATCAGAACAAGTTTCAGCTCAAATTTTTAAAGCCAATGGTTATACACAAGCCCAACGTGATTCGCTAAGTGCTACAAACGGAATGATTATTTACAATACAGATAGTAATAAATTCCAAGGACATGCAAATGGCGTATGGGTAGATTTACACTAAATACTATACGAGGAGCACACAATGGCAATACAGCAAATTAATTTAGGAAGTGCGGCTAACGATGGTACAGGTGACGATCTTAGAGTAGCATTTGCAAAAGTAAATAATAACTTTGCAGAATTAAATGATAGACAAGTTGATAATACATTAGCAACAAACATCGGTGATACAGATGCAATAGGAATATTTGCAAGTAAAGACGGTGATACATTACAATTCAAAAAAATTAAGGCTGGTAACAATGTTACTCTTAGCACAACAGCAGACACAGTTACAGTAAATACAAACGATAGTATTAGTTCGCTTACTTTACCTACTGACACTGGTACGCTTACTATAAACAGCAACGGCACATATAGTATATTAGGTGGACAAAATATACAAACAAGTGTGCAAGGCAATGACATAAGCATACGTATTACAGGAACAGATTTACTTTTACAAGACCCTGCTCCTAAACTACTAGCAAATTTAGACGCAAATCTAAAAAATATTAACAATGCAACTACAGTTACAGCAAACAGTTTTGTAGGTGATTTAACAGGCTTAGTATACGGAATTGATGTAAGATCTTTAGATACATTAGTTGCAGGTTCTGATTTCGGTGCTATAACTCCTACAGCAACTTCTCTAGTTGATATATTAACAGTATTTACTGATGTTGATTACGGTACATATTCAGCACCTGTATCACTAACTTCTGACTTCGGCAGCTTTGCATAGACTAAAGCGATAAATATGCTATATAGGAGTAATTCATATGGCTATTGACATTAGCAAATTATCAGTATCAAACACAGTAGGAAATTATCCTAGTACTACTTCTATTATAACGTCACCCACTGAATTCGGCGGTCAAACAGGATGGACTACACAAAGTGGTAGACTAATAGCAACATTACAAGAACGTATTACAATAAGTTTGCCTTTGCCTATACAAAACTTTTCTGGCACAGTAAAACTTATTAGCGGAACATTACCTCCGGGCGTTAGATTAGAAAATACAAATTTAGTAGGAACACCTTTAGAGGTAGCTAGAGATACAGATTTTCAATTTGTTTTAAGAGCGCAAAACGGTGACGAAATATCAGATCGCACATTTATTATTAAGGTAATAGGTCCTGACAGCCCTTTATGGGTGACTCCAGAAGACTTACTTGCAATTGGCAATAATGAAACATTTTTTATAATTGATAACCAACCTGTTAACTTTCAACTTACTGCTATTGACAACGACACTAGTGCAGGGCAAGTATTAGATTATTTTATTGGTTCAGGTGATGGAAGTCTACCTCCAGGATTAACACTTACATCAGATGGACGAATTGTAGGAATAGTAGATCCTATACTTGCAATTACAAAAGAAACAGGTAGTGGTGAATACGATACATCAGCTTATGACGCAGATCAAGCCGCAGGCTTTGACTTTGGTATTAGATCAAGCAACGGCTTTGAAAGTTTCTTTTATGATACTACAACATATGATTTAGCAATACCAACACGTTCACCAAAAAAATTAAATAGATATTATGAATTTACTGTAAGCGTTTCAGATGGTGACACTGTTAGCAGAAGAACATTTAGAATTTATGTTGTTGGTGATGATTATCTAAGATCAGACAACACAATAATGCAAATAGGAACTGGTATATTTAGAGCAGATAATTCTCATATACGTGTTCCAATTTGGCTAACACCAGCAGACTTAGGATACAAAAGAGCAAACAACTATGTTACAATACAATTAGATATTATTGACAGTAACACACTGTCTGGTGTAGTTGTTTATACTTTAGAGTCAGGAGCATTACCTCCAGGATTACAATTAGATTCAACCACAGGCGAGATAGCAGGATATGTTCCTTATCAACCAGCTGTGACTAAGCCATACAGTTTTACAATTAAAGCAGTAAGAGCAACAAGTGGCGAGGGTGAACTTGCTGAAAGCAGCAAAACATTTACTGTAAAAATATTAGGAGAAATTGATAGCACAATTTCCTGGAAAACACCTGCAGACTTAGGAACAATCAACAGTAACTATATTAGTACATTATCTGTAAAAGCAAATACCACAGTACCAAATGCTGTATTGTTGTATTCATTAGAAAGCGGAACACTTCCTCCAGGTTTAAGTTTAAAGTTTGATGGAGAGATTGTAGGAAAAATAAACAACTTTGGTTCAGCAACAAATCCAGGAATGACTATATTTGATAATGCTAAATTAAAGTTTGACAACAATACAACAACTATTGATAGACAATATAAATTTACAATCAAAGCAAAAGATCAATTTGGCTTTAGTGCAATAGAACAAGAATTTAAAATTGCAGTATCAGACCCAGATGACAAACTTTACAGTAATTTATACATGAAGCCTTTCTTAAAAAATACTTTAAGAACAAAATACAGAGACTTTATTAATAATGCTGAAATTTTTCCATCAGACAGTATATATAGACCTAATGATAAAAACTTTGGTTTACAAACTGAAATTAAAATGTTAGCATATGCAGGAATAGAGAGCAGAGACATTGCTGAATACACAACTGCAAGTACAAAAAATCACAAACGTAAAACTTTTAGATTTGGTGAACTTAAAACAGCAGTAGCAAAAACTCCTGGTACAAATGATGTTGTATATGAAGTTGTATATTTAGAAGTTTTAGATCCCTATAAAAATAGCAAAGGCGTTGCTCGCAAAACTGTAGACATAAGATCAAAAAATAAGATTACTGCCGACATACAATTACAAACACCTAATGGTGCTGAAGCAGCGTACGATCTAAGTGTATTAGAAATTTATGGACGTTCAAAAATATTAAAAAATAAATTCCATGCAGGTGTAGTTGTACATGGAAGATCAGGGCTATACAAATATAACATTACAAATGTAATTGAGGTAGGCACAAGAACACAAAATGTAGAAATACCTTTCGAAAAAGGTACAATAGAATCACGGCAGTTTGACCCAACTTATCCTACTACACTTAAGATTGATAGTGATGTAATTACAATAGACTCTGCAACTGATAACAAACGTTATATTAGTAGTATAGATCATATGAGAGATGCTATAAAAGAGCTGGGTGAAACAGAGAAAAATTTCTTACCACTATGGATGCGTACACCACAAGGAAATACACCTAAAGAACTAGGTTATATATTAGCAGTACCTCTTGTATTTTGTAAACCAGGAACTGCATCAAGTATCAAAAATAGTATAGAATTTAATAAATTTAATTTCAAGGATTTCCAATTAGATATAGACAGATATGTGATTGATAGCACTACAGGCGACTCAAACGAACAATATATTGTTTTCGGAAACCAAAGATATAATGTATAACAACGATAAATAAGTATAGGAGACTTATATGGCAAGTGGTATTAATTCAACTGATATAGACGGAAATTTTCCGGTAGCAGGACAAGACAACGATAGTCAAGGCTTTCGTGACAATTTTACAACAATTAAAAACAGTTTAGCAACGGCTAAAACTGAAATTAGTACATTACAAAGCACTTCTGCAAAACTAAATGCAGAGAATGATTTTAATGGAACTATTGTAAGAGGTGCTAGTTTTATCGGTACTACTGAAGAAGTATATCCACAGGGCAATGTTACAGCATCGCAGAACGTAAGTTTTACTAACGGTCATTATCAACTTATCCAAGTTGGTGCAGATGTAACTTTAACATTAGCTGACTGGCCTGCAACTAACTTAATGGGCAAATTAAGACTGCAAATAACATCAGACGGAACTCCTAGAGATATTACATGGTCTGTTGCAAATGGCGGTGCTTTAAAATATGCTGCAGATTGGCCAGGAACATTTACAGTAACAAGTCAAACTAATCCTATCATTGTTGACTTCTGGACAACAAATGCTGGTACAACTGTATTTGCACAATACCACGGACAATATACGTAAAACATGTTTAACCCTTTAATTGATAATATCAACGATTTGAATGATATGCAGGTTGAAGAAAAGGTTGCAGAACTTAGTAAAAAGTATTGGCAAACTCGGAACCCTGAAGTACAGATGCAAATTGGCACAGCATTAAATCAATTTAAAGAAGAACTTTATATTAGAAAACAAAAAGAGGCGAATAAACCTGTAGATGATGGTGATAATTCTCTTGACAAACTAATAAAAGTAAGTTAAAATATACGTATGATCATGAAAACTGATAACCTAGGAATACCACGATTCTCGAATAGAGATCTAATAGACATGATATACAGCGGCAACGCTGATAAGTGTCATGTAGTTCTATGCGAAGAATCAGATGACGTAGATAAGTTTAATGAGGCTATGGAAGAACAAGGCCTTAGCAAACTACAAAAGTATATTCCACTAGACGTAGATCAAAAGACTTTTGACGGTGTATGTCAAAGTGAATGGTTTATGCCTGATGAATATAAGAATTTAGATATTTCAAAATTTTTACAAGATAAATGTAAAACACAAGAAGAACTTACACGTTACTTTGAAGAATATGCAGAGTTTAACAAACGAGGTATGCTACCATTACTACGGTATATGGTTTATCTTGTAGACTTTATGCGTGAGAACAATATTGTATGGGGTGTAGGTAGAGGTAGCTCTGTAGCATCATATGTGCTATACTTAATAGGTGTACACAAGATTAATTCAATCCAGTTTGGCCTGGATTGGCGAGAGTTCTTAAGATAAGTAGATTAAAATAGGAGACATAACATG